CCGGTCAGGCCGCAGTAGGGTCATGGGCGGCAAGAGAAGCAGGAACAGCAGGTAATAACCTGAAAGTCTCTATGTGTACAAACTCAACAGCGTATCGAAGTTTACTAGGCGGTAGTAATTTGGTCAATGGTGCAAAATCTATTGGCGACACTACTGTAACAGTAGACGCAGGTACAGGTGTACAAGTTGGTGACATATTAGAGTTTGGAGATATAAGTGGTAACTTTACTGCTGCTCCATCAGGCAATTACTACAAAGTAACAGCAATTGCAACTCATGATTTATCAATATCTAGATTTGATCCTGCTTCAGGTAAAACAGAAACAGGCGGATTAAGACATGCAGTAGCAGACAATGCACATGTTAGAAGACATTGGGAATATTATTTCAATTTCTCTAACGCACCAACAACTACTGATGACGCAGCGGCAGCAGGTGCTTCACTTGATGAATTACACATTGCTGTTATAGATGAAGATGGCGGTATCTCTGGTACTGCTGGTTCAATTTTAGAAACATTTGAAGGATTGTCTCAAGCTTCAGACGCAAGAGACGCTTCAGGTAATTCAAACTATTATGTAGATGTACTTTACAGATCAAGTCAGTACATTTACTGGATGGATCATGAATCAACTTTAGCAAACGCAGGGTCACCTAAGTTAAACGTAACTACTAAGGCTGCTCAAGCTTTTGACAACCAAGGTACTGCGGCTTTAACTGTGTTTAGTGCAAGTTTATCAGGAGGTACGGACGATAATGAACCTACTCTTGGTGAAATGGCATTAGCATATGATAAGTTTGCTGATTCAGAAACAGTAGATATCAACTTCTTAATTGCAGGACCTTCACAAGGTGGTGGAGCATCAGCGGCAGACGCTACTGGTGACACACATGCAACTAAAGTAATTGATGTTGCAGAAGGTAGAAAAGATGTTGTAGCATTTATCTCACCTGCGAGAGCAGATGTAGTAAATGTATCAGATCCAATATCACAAACAGCAAATGTTAAAGCTTTTGCAGATGGACTTTCAAGTTCTTCTTACGCTGTCATTGACAGTGGTTACAAATATCAATATGACAAATATAATGACATATATAGATTTGTACCATTGTGTGGTGATATCGCAGGACTAGCTGCAAGAACAGATATTGTTGCAGACCCTTGGTATTCACCTGCTGGATTCAGCAGAGGACAAATCAGAGGTGCTGTAAAATTAGCATTTAACCCCAACCAGATACAACGAGACGAACTCTACAAAGCAAGAGTAAATCCTGTTGTAACATTCCCTGGTCAAGGTACATTGTTATTTGGAGATAAAACAGCATTGTCTAAACCAAGTGCGTTTAACAGAATAAATGTAAGACGTTTATTCATAACTATGGAAAAAGCAGTATCAACAGCAGCTAAATTCCAACTCTTTGAGTTCAATGATGAGTTCACTAGAGCACAATTTAGAAACTTGATTGAACCGTTCCTTAGAGACGTACAAGGTAGACGTGGTATTACAGACTTCTCAGTAGTCTGTGATGAAACAAACAACACAGCGGAAGTAATTGACAGAAACGAATTTGTGGCTGACATCTTTGTCAAACCAAATCGTTCAATTAACTTCATCAAACTAAACTTTATCGCTACAAGAAGTGGTGTATCGTTTAGTGAAGTCGCTGGGGCATAGGAGGTAAAACATGGCTAATATAACAGATTTTGTCTCTAAACTAAAAGGTGGAGGAGCTAGAAACAATCAGTTTAAAGTAACAATGCCTTTCCCTGGTTACGCAGCAGTTGGTGGTGAAACAGAAGCAATGGCATTTTTATGTACTGCTACTAATTTACCCCAAAGTGAACTTGGTGAATTAACTGTAAACTTCCGTGGTAGACCTATCTACATGGCAGGTGATAGAACATTCCAAACTTGGACTACTACTATCATCAACGATACTGATTTCTTAATCAGAAATGCTATTGAGAGATGGTCAAATGGTATAAACAACCATTCAGATAATGAAGGACTTGTAAATCCTGTTGACTATCAAGTGGACGCATTTGTCGATCACTTAGATAGAAATGGTAATACAATCAAGTCTTACACTTTCAGAGGTATGTATCCTACTGTAATAGGTCAAGTTGATCTAACTATGGAACAGGCAACAACCCTTGAAACATTTGAATGTACTTGGAGATACCAATACTGGGAATCAAACACTACAACATAAAGTTGAAATAGGGCGTCTTTCGAGGCGCCCTAAATAATATAGTATAAAGGAGAAAAGTAGTGGCAGAAATATTTGGTTTCGAAATCAAACGAAAAGAGACTAAACCTAATAGTCAACAGTTTACCGCACCATCAAGCGATGACGGTACACAGACAATTATGGGTGGTGGTCACTTTGGAACCTATCTTGATATCGAAGGAAAAGTAAATAATGAATCGGACTTAATTAGACGATATAGAGAAATTGCTATGCACCCAGAGTGTGATATGGCAATTGAAGATATCATTAATGAATCCGTGGTTGTAGATGATAACCAAGAGGTTGTTCGTCTAAACTTAAATAAGGTTCCATTTTCATCACAAGTTAAAAAAAGAATTACAGATGAATTTAAAAACATAATAAGTTTATTAGAGTTTGAACAAAAAGGTCACGACATATTCAGACGTTGGTATGTTGATGGTCGTATAGTATATCATAAATTAATAGATCCTAAAAACACAAAGTTAGGTCTTACAGAGTTACGATATATTGATCCAAGAAAAATTAAAAAAGTAAGAGCAGCTAAACAAAAACCAGGTAATGAGTTTGCACCAAAAGATCCAAAAAGACCTCAAGCCGTTGAGTTTGATGAATTTTTTATCTACAATGAAAAAGGCGTACAACCTGGTGCAAGTGCAACAACAGGACTAAAGATAACTAAAGACGCTATCGCATATTGTCCTAGTGGTTTAGTAGATCAACAAAAGAATTTAATATTGTCTTATTTACATAAGGCAATCAAACCAGTTAATCAGTTGCGAATGATTGAGGATAGTGTTGTTATCTATCGTATATCAAGAGCACCTGAAAGAAGAATTTTTTACATTGATGTAGGTAACTTACCTAAAGTAAAAGCAGAACAATACCTCAAAGATGTAATGAACAGATATAGAAATAAGCTTGTGTATGACGCAAGTACAGGTGAAATACGAGACGATAGACAATACATGTCTATGTTAGAAGACTTCTGGTTACCAAGACGAGAAGGTGGTAGAGGTACAGAGATTACTACTTTACCAGGTGGATCAAATCTTGGTGAGATAGATGATATCAAGTATTTCCAAAAGAAATTGTTTCAATCATTGAATGTACCATACAGCAGACTTGATAGTGAAGCGTCTGGTGGTTTACAATTAGGTCGTTCAACAGAGGTAAGTAGAGATGAACTTAAATTTACTAAATTTGTTTCTAGATTGAGAAATAGATTTAATGTTTTATTTCACGACTTACTTAAAACACAACTAATTCTCAAAGGTGTTGTAACTATCGAGGATTGGGAAGCAACATTAAGTCAAACAATTAAGTACGAATATGTAAACGATGGATATTTTGCTGAAATTAAAGAAAGTGAAATGTTTAAAGATCGTATGGAAATATATCGTAATATGAAAGACAATGAAATGATTGGCAACGTTTATTCAAAAGAATGGGCCATGAAAAATGTTCTAAAAATGACTGATGAAGAAATTGAAGAACTACAAAAACAAATTGAAAATGAAAAACAAAGCGCACCTGATCAAGATGGTGATGAAGGAGACATGTAATGAGTATAGACGATACAAAAGCAATGATAGACGCTTTAGACAACGGTGATACTATTGAAGCAGAAAAAAATATTAAAGCTGCATTAGCAGATAAAGTTGGTGGTGAATTAGACGCAAAGAGAAAAGACTTGGCAGGCACTATCATGAACAAAGAACCTGAGGGACAAGATGGCGCTGACGCTGAACCAGTTGAGATTGACAATTAAAGAGAAAGACGAACACAAACGTTCTCTTAATTATCGCAAATTGGCGCCTAAGGCCAAAAAGGCAGTAGATGATGTTTTCGGCATGATGGCGAAGACACCACAAAAAGTATTAACTATGTTTCCAAGAATACTACAACAAGTAGCACAAAAACATAAAATACAACCAAAAGACATTGAAACCTATTTCGAAAAAGAAACAGGTCTAACCATATAAAGGAGAGTAAAAATGGCAATAGTAAACGCAAGAAATTTAGTAGATAGTGCGACTAGAACAGTAAGAATGTTTGAAATCAATAACGCTACTAACTCAAACGTAGTTGTTGTTGACGCAAGTACATTAAGAGGTCACTCGTCTAACCCAACACTACACATAAGAAGTATTAAATGGAATACAACAGCAGCAACCTCAGACGTAGCATTTTTGTTTGACGCAACATCAAATGATCACGCAATATCAGTACACGGTTCTGGTGAGTATGGATTTCATGGTAAACAACCATTGATCACAAACCCAGAAAGTTCTGGCGTGACAGGTGATATTGTAATCACTAACGCAAGTGCTGTTACAGGTACTTTTATAATTGAAGTAACTAAATCAAAGGGTTATGACAATTCAGGACAAACAAGATAAATAGAATAAAGGGGAAATACGCAACATGAAACTTATTAGAGAAGAAATAAACGAGGCACAATATATCGTTGAAGCCGATGAAAGCGGTAAAAAGTCTCATAAAATCAAAGGTATTTTCATGCAGGCAAACATTAAGAACAGAAATGGTCGTGTTTACCCACAGGAAGTATTGGAGAAAGAAGTTAACAGGTACAATAAAGAATTTGTACAGCGCAAAAGAGCATTTGGTGAGTTAGGACATCCTGACGGACCAACTGTTAATCTAGAAAGAGTATCACATATCATAACTAAACTAGAGGGTGATAACAAAGGTAATTATATCGGCGAAGCAAAAATTACTGATACACCTTATGGTAAGATAGTGAAATCTCTTATAGACGAAGGCGCACAACTAGGCGTTTCTTCTAGAGGCATGGGTTCTCTAGAGAATAAAGGCGGTACTAACTATGTGAAAAGTGATTTTTACTTAGCGACTGCAGCTGATATAGTTGCAGATCCATCGGCACCACAAGCATTCGTCAATGGCGTAATGGAAGGTAAAGAGTGGGTTTGGGACAACGGAATCATCAAAGAACAAGATGTTTCTGAAATTAAAGCACAAATTGAACGTGAAACTAGAGAACGTAAGGCTGTAGCAGAAGCAGTAGCTTTTGATAGATTCTTACAGAAACTTACGAAATAATAAATAGTTATACGCAAAAATTTGATATCAAATTAGGAGAGTAAACACAAATGGCTGAAGATATAAAAAACGAAAAAGAAATCGTTTCTGAAGCTCCTAAGGGCGCAGACGCTCCAAAAGCGGGGGCTGGTAAAGCAGACCCAATGCAAAAGGGTGGCGACTATGAGGATCTTGGTCCAGCACTTGTTAAACCTGATCAAAAACCAGGTCAAGACAAAGCTGACGACAAAGTAAAAAAGGACTCATCTGCTCCTACTAAAGGTGCCGCACCAGCAGAACCTATGGCGAAAGTCAAGGAAGACGCACACGATGGTGAAGACGAAAAAGAAAAAGAAGACGATAAAGACGAAGACGAAATCATGGAAATGCCAAAAACAAAGTCTGGTATGATCCAAGCAATGTATGACAACATGAACAAAATGAAAAAAACAGACATTCAATCTGCATATCATAAAATCATGTCTGCAATGCACGGTGACGACAAAGAAAAAGACGAAGCAATGCATGATGATGAAGAAAACAAGAAAAAAGTTAAAGAAGCTGTAGATCAAAG